CATTGCCTCAATGCTCACCCGCTGCATCGAGGTTCCGCCACAGCGCTGGCAGAAGACGATTGGGGCTGGCACCTCAAAGACGCACGGAAAGGGCTGGAAGGGCCACCTGAAGGGCTTGGCGCAGCAGCGTCAGCCGAACCTGCACATCACACTCAAGACCGCGGACGCCGTGCTGATCCTTGAGCACGCCATGATTGCGGAGGGGCTCAAATGAGCAAAAAACAAACTAAATCAGAAGAGCAATATCGAATCACACTAAGGGGGGTTCTTTACCTCTATCTTCCAAAAGAGAAGGCCAATGAAGTGTACAACGCCATCGAGCTGTCCTGCCGTCGCAATGGCTGGGGAATCGCAATCAACGAAGAGAACACATTGGACTTTGTGGAAATGCAACGAGTGGAGGAATCGAAATGAGCGACACCCCTATCTCCGACTCGACTCCTCACAACGTAGCCGAACTCGGCATGCTGTGCAGGAGGTTGGAACGCGGACTCAACGAAGCCAACTCAATCATCCGGCAGCAGCAATTGTTGGATGAAGAAAACCTGCGGTTAAAAGAGCGCATCAAGCGGTTGGAGGAGGCGGGGGATGAAGCAATCTACCCCTTTGAATATGCGGCCCGAGTGAGAATTTGGACAGAAGCCAAGGAGGCCAAGCTGTGAGCGACACAAACAACATGAGCAACGCAACACTTATCAAATGGAACGACGCAAAACCAAACGCTGAGCTTCTGAGGATCCGCTCAGACGGATCGTTTGAAATCCAGGGAGGCGCACCAACTCTGTTTGTGCTGGGTGAATTGGTTCACGCATTCCTGAAGCAGCAGGACCGCATCCGTCGGCTGGAGGAGGCGGGAGATAAGATGGAGGCATGGCTGCGCGATGAGCGGTTGGATGCAGTGCAGCACACTGTTTCAAAATGGAACAAAGCCAAGGAGGACAAACCGTGAGCATCACAATCAAATCGTGGATCGTGCCAGCACTCATCACCGTAATCCTGCTGTGCATCATGTTCAGGCCATACCGTTCCAGCGGGCAGTATGACTTTGGAATGGTCTTTCGGCTGTTTTGGCTGATACCTATTGGAGCCGTTTGGATAATTTATATGGGAATTCTTTTAATTATTAAGGAGGCAAAGCCGTGACTGATATTGAACATGAACTGATCGCCACTCAATGGGATCTGAAAGCAGCCAAAGATCGCATCAAGCTTTTGGAAAAAGATTCGCAGCGATTGAACTGGCTATTGAATATTTTGGAAAAAGATTCGCAGCGATTGAACTGGCTATTGAGTAGGGGTCTTGCTTGGCGTGACTGCTACAACGACTGGTGGAAAGAAGGTGAGTGGCTGTACGCATCGCAAAGTGCGCGCGAAACAATCGACAAAGCCAAGGAGGCCATGCCGTGAACCATATTGGCGACACCAACAAAATGGTCAGCGATACACCAAGAACGGATGCGGCCATTGGGAACAGCCAAGACCGCTCATGGATGGATGGCACTCTGTGCCGCCAACTTGAACGCGAACTGAACGCGGCCAATGAGCGCACCAAGCGGCTGGAGGAGGCGGGGGATGCGCTGATGGAAATCGTCGAAGGCGCTCGCAGCGAGCGATGGAACGTGAATGGATTCAGGCTGAAAGATACGCCTGAATGGGTTCAGTTCTACGTTTCTTTTCGCAAAGCCAAAAGGTCCAAATGGAAGGAGGCCAAGCCGTGAGTGTTGAGGAACGAATCCTTTTCCTAGCGGAGTCTCCCGATTGCAACCATCCACGCGAACTCCGCGCAATCGCCTTTCAGGTGCGAAAACTGGAGGATCGGATCAAGCAACTCGAATCCGAGAACGACGCTCTCCGCGCCGATCTGCTGCTGTGGGAAGAGAAGGAGGCCAAGCCGTGAACGACAAACACTGGCAATACTCGCTAGTAATTCCATGCACGCTGTTGTTCGTGGTTTTGGTTACGATGTGTTTGATTAAAGGGTTCGATAACGGGACTGATCAAATGCAGCAACAGGCAGTTCTAGCAGGTCATGCCGAATGGGTGGCCGACAAGAACGGGAAACCTCAATTCAAATGGAAGGAGTGCAAATGAGCGAACCAATCTACTTTTCAACCAACAGCCACCCGATATCCAACCCAACGACGCAGATCATGCGGGTCGATCTGGATGGTGGGTTCACGGTCAATGAATCCATACCCGCTACTGATGCAGCCAAAGAAGTGCTTCGGATTATGAAGGAGCAATGGTTTGCCGACGCACAGGCCACAAAGATCCGCGAGCTTCAATCCGATGTGAACGAGCTGAAGGAGCTGGTCGAGTACCTGCAAGATCGGATCAAGCTGATGAAGAGTACTGGTGACGAACTGCTTGAGTGGCTGAAGGACGGTGCTATTTCCGACTCAAACTATCGGTTGCTGGCCAACGCATGGCAGCGAGCAAAGGAGAACAAGAGATGAACCCCGAATACGAAGCGCACGAACGCTTGTGCAAATCCATCGGAGACATGGCGAAGGAGAACGAGGCTCTTAAGCAGCACGTCAAGCGGCTGGAGGAGGCGGGGGATTTGATGGTGCAGCATTTTTACACTGACGAACCACGTTCCGAAATGTGGGAGAAAGCCAAGGAGGCCAAGCTGTGAGCGCAATGAATTGTATTGGAAAGATACTCAAACGGTTTCTTGGAATTGCGTGTTCTCATTATTGGCAACCGCTAAACGACAGTTTCCATGGCTCACATTCTCACTGGGACGTTGCATTCAATGTTAAAAGAAAATGGAAATGCATCCATTGCGGTAAGCAGACGCTTTCAGCAAATCCAATTAGCTTCATCAATCAAAATAGAAACAAAGCCAAGGAGGCCAAGCTGTGAGCCATCTTGTTAACGCCAACAAAATGGTCGTCAGTAAAACCCCGCGCACAGACCGACAGCCGGTTGTCACCGTGGCGTTCCAGCACTTCGTGAAGGCTGGATTCGCCCGTCAGTTGGAGCGGCAACTGGCTGGAGCGAACAAGCGTATCAAAGAACTCGAAGCCAAAGTGAACGAGTTGGACGACCTCAAGAAATGGTTGGAGGGACGATGAAGCCATGAGCATCAAACACCTACACGAACTACCGCCAGACCACCGTTTGCGTAACATCGCCATTCAGGACATCGACATTCGCATTCGATGCCGACACACCGGCGCCACCCGTGACCCTAGGACTTGGAAGATCAAGGCCGATACATTCAACCGCCTCGGCGACACTTGGAAAACCAACTTCGACTTCATCATCCAATGAGAACCGCAAAAGAGATTCAGAGGGAAGGCAACGGCCACTATCGGTTCCGGAAAGGCGAGATCTCCGAGATCGTGGCAGCAACCAAGGCCAAAAAGGTGGAATACACGTCCTACTGGACACGCAAACGCGGAAAGGCAACCAAGTGACCGACAAGAAAACGATTGAGACAATGATGGAATACGGAGGCAGCTTTGTGCGGAAACTGGGCGCCGCTGCCTTGGTGGCCGACCAGCAGAACCTAAACCGAATCAAGGCCACCTGGCCCGAGTACTGGAGCCAATACACACGGATGGCAAAGCAACTTTCCGAGGTCGAAAAGCAGGCCTCGAAATAACACAACAACAACGACAACACAGCAACACATGGGAATCACAGTCACAAGCAACAAGGGCGGCGGCAACTTCGAGCCGTGCCCGGAATACACAGGCCGCGCGGTATGCGTCGACATCACGCCCCTCAAGGCCTACGAAACGCAGTATGGCACCAAGCAGAAGTTCAAGATCGCATTCGAGCTGGACCTGATCGACAAAACTCGCAACCCGGTGCAGCCCTGGGTGGTCATGACAGCCCCAATGACCGCCAGCCTGCACGAGAAGGCAGGCCTGACCCGGTTCCTTAAGGACTGGTATGGCCGAGCCCTTACCGCGGAGGACACCACCAGCCTGAACCTCGACAACCTCATCGGCCGACCGGCCACCGTGGTGATCGTCCATGAGAAGAGCCAAGACGGCACCAAGACATTCGCCAACATCAAACTCATCATGCCACACAAGGTCGGTGAGCCACTCAAGCCATCGGGCCTGTGGGTACGCTTGGAGGACAGGCCGCCCAAGGACGAGCAGGGGCAGCCACAGGCGCCCGCCAAGCTCGACCTGAGCAAGGTGCAGGTGCACGTCGGTAAGTTCAAAGGCACGGCCATCTCCGACCTCACCGAGTCGGCCGTCAACGGCTTGGCCGAGGTGTGGATTCCGAAAGCCATGGCCAACAAGGACATCACGGCCGAGGACAAGCGCCTTATTGCCGCGGTCAACGCACGCCTCGAAGAGATCAAGGCCAACAAGGAGATCCCTTTAGATGACATCCCTTTCTGAGGCCAAGCCCAAAAAGGTCTACATGAAGGTGGCACCGATGGTGCCCCAGGTAGTCCAAATGCGCTCCGAGGGCATGACCCTGCAGGAGATCGGCAACAAGCTGAACCTGTCGCGCCAACGGATCCACCAGGTCATTGCCTCCGCCAAGGAGATGGAAGAGATCACGGCCCTCTGGGGCTTCCCGTTCTCCAACCGCACCTTCCGCATCCTAGAGGATCTCTGCATCCACACCAAGGACGAGGCCATGGCCCTCTACAAGTCCGGCCATCTGTACCCGGGCGCTGTCTGGTCATTCGGCTGGAAGAGCTACCGTGAAATCTGCGAATGGCTGGAAGTCGAGCCATTGCCTAGGAAGCCACGCCACTACAAGACGTGCATCCATTGCGGCAAGCACACATAATACACTTTCCGGCAGCCTGTTGCTGCTGGGACTCGTGGGTAACCGGGGGCGCGCATCGGGACAAACGCGCATTAACTACTAACACAAAGCAATTTAGCAATATGCCAGCCAATCCAACAATCATCTTCGACATCGAGACCGGGCCGCTGCCGGTCGAACAGCTCAACATCCCGCCATTCAATCCGGCCGACGTGAAGCTGGGCAACATCAAGAACCCGGACCTGATCGCAGAGAAGATCCAGAAGGCCGAGGAGAATCACGCCGCGGACTACATCAAGAACGCAGCCCTAGATGCCATGTCCGGCCAGGTGCTGTGCATCGGATACCGCAAGGACTACCAGGAGACCGCGGTCCTGTCGGCAGAAGCCGATGGCGAGGCCGCCATGCTCCGGCAATGGTGGGCGCTGCTGAACTACTACGAAAGGACCCCAAGGTTGATCGGCTTTAACATCAAGGCCTTCGACCTGCCGTTCCTGATCAAACGCTCCTGGCGCCACCGCATTGCCCCGCCCTACTGGTTGCGCCAAGGCCGGTATTGGAACGACCTGGTGGTCGACCTGCGCGAGGTGTGGCAGCTCGGAGACACCCGGGCAACCGGGAGCCTTGGGGCCATCAGTCGGCATCTGGGACTCGGTGACAAGGCCGGCAATGGCGCCGACTTCAGCCTGTTGTGGAATACCGACCGACAGGCGGCCATCGACTACTGCCTGCAGGATGTAAGGCTCACCCAGGCAGTGGCGGATATCCTAATACCGGCGTACTAAGGCATGGACAGATACAAGGCCGGCAGATAGAGAGAGGCCGTCGACGTGAGCCGTGAGAAGCCAACGCCGACACTACAACCAGGACCCATGCTCAACAAACTTTTCCCCACCCTTTCCGTGTTACGTCGCGTTGGTTCTGCGCGAGTTCTCACCACGGTCTGGGTGGGGTTTTCTGTTTGAATCATGAAAGAAGAGAAGAAAACCCGTAAGGCTCCAGCCTTCCAACTTTACACCGACGACTTCCTTGCCGGAACGCTTGATATGTCGCAGGCCGAGGTTGGTCAGTTGATTCGTTTGCTGTGCCACCAGTGGAACCGCGGTTCAATTCCGGTTGAAACCGAAAAGCAACAGCGGTTGGCCGGCGGTTGCGTGTCGGTTGACGTCTTGGCTAAGTTCGATGAATGCGAAGACGGGCTCCTTAGGAACATCCGACTGGAATCCGTAAGGACGGAAAAGGGTAAGTTTCTGCAGAGCCAATCGGTAAAAGGTAAGTTATCCGCGGAAAAACGCAGGTTGGATGCTTTAGAACGCCAAAAGCAGGTCAACCAGAATCCAACCGCGGTTCAACCGGTGTTGCAACCGGATGATCAACCGGAATTCAACTCTCCATCTCCGTCTCCATCTCCTAAAGAAGATACAAAGAAGGAGAAGGCCTTGAGTCCAGAACTCGAAGCCTTCCGTCTACGAGTCGGTGCTATGGTTCGCCGTAGACCTACCACACAATGGAGCACCAAGGAGATCAAGGCCTTGAAAGAGATCTTCGACTTCAACACTCCAGAGGAAGACTTGGTTGCCTTAGAAGCACGCTACCAGTCGAACGACCCATACCTTCGCCGTGAGCTGATGACCTTGTTGAACAACTGGAACGGCGAGGTCGACAAGGTTAGAAGCGGTCTTCTTCCTGGTATCGGTGAGTCCCGGGCGGGCGGAACACTCAGCGCAGACTTGAATGACTACCTATGAGCGACCCCTACTTTGCCCAGGACGACGAGTTCGGCCTCATCGGCGCCTGTCTCTCCGGTGGATCCGATGTTTGCCACGAGGTATTCGCCAAGATCCCCACCGAGGCGCTCCAGGACGACAACCTGCGCCATGTGTTCGAGATCACCAAAGGCCTCGTTGCCAAGAGCGATCCGGTCAACATGACCACCGTGGTCAAGGAGTGGAAGCGCTCCATGGGCCAAACTCCGGTGCCTTTCGAGGCTCTGAACAAGTGCGACGAGATGTGCCCCAGCCCAGCCAACCATCCCGAGTTCTCAAGAGCTGTCCTAGAGGCTCACCTCCGGAGGCAGCTACGATCCACCGGGGACCGTTTAATCCGTGACTCCGCTGTCTCCACCCTATCCGTCGATCAAATCGTCTCTAATGCCGAAGCAGGGCTCAGCATTGAGGCCTCTAAAGAAGAGGTGCAATCGTCCAAGTCGGTGGTGGGCAGGTTTATTGACGCCACCCAGGAACGGTTCGCCCGGAAAGGCCAACTCTCCGGCATCACCTCCGGCTTCCACAAACTCGATGCCATGACCGATGGCTTTCAGTTCGGCGAGCTGGCCATCATTGCTGCCCGCCCGAGCATCGGAAAGACAGCCATCGCCATCGCCATTGCCAAGGCGGCGGCCATCGAACACCGGGTACCGACGTTGTTTATCTCGCTGGAGATGTCCGACGAGTCTATCGTCCGGCGAATGGTCTCGACCATCGGATCCATCCCAATGCAGGAAATTAAAACGGGCGACCTCAACGAAGGCGGTATGCGTGCCATGGGTGCAGCCACCGCCAAGATCGCAGGCAGCCCGATTCACTTTGTCTCCGGTTCGGGCATCTCAGGCATTGCCACCATCACCGCGGTGATCCGGCGGGCTGTTCGGAAGTGGGGCGTGAAGCTGGTCCTGGTCGACTACCTGCAGAAGATCCATGGCAGCAAGGCAGCCGAAAAGAAAACGTACGAGATCGCCGAGGTATCCGGCAAACTCAAGGCCGTGGCATCCGATACCAAGACAGCCGTGATCGCCTTAGCACAGCTCAACCGGGCAAACGAGAAAGATGCACCCAGGGCGCCCCGGCTGACCGATCTAGCAGACTCAGGCCAGATAGAACGTGACGCCGACTTGGTTCTATTGCTCGACCGTGTACGCAATGAGCCCAAAGGCGAGGCAGTGATTGCCGTGGCTAAACAACGGGACGGCGAATGCGGCCTAGTCCATCTCTGGTACGACGGCCAGTTCTGCCGGTTCACTGATCCATCACCTACCTTTTAACACATGAAAGCACCATACGACCTAGAACGAGTCAAGCTACTCAGTGAAGCGCCAAGCCTATTCAAGAAGGCAGTCAAAGCTGGCTGGATGTCCTACCCAATCGGAACACAGACAACCGAGGACGGATCTCCCGTTGTCGACCCAGACGACGACTACGACGACCGCATCACCAAACATACACCCGAGGTGTGCAGGCAGGCCTACATCCTAAGGGAACGCGGGCTTACACTCGAACAGGTTTCCAAAGCCTGCCATGTGGCGACTGGTTCTGTTGCTTACATTATAGCAAAGGGTCATGAAGCTGTATTAAAAGAGCAACGTCTGTCACAAGTGAAACCATTGTCCAATAGTTCTATTACTAGCACTAAGGAGTCTCCTTGATACAGTGCCAGAACAGGTGAACGCGAGACA